ATTTTGCAAAAATTACTCCTCTAAAATTTGATGATCTCTCTGAAACTATAGCAGAGACATTTAAAGCATACGATAGATACAGACAATATAGACGTGAACAAAAAAACGATGAATAATATGGATGTAATAGTCTTAAATCACAAAAACAAAGTATCCTTGCAGGTACAGCATGTAGATATTGGTAGTTCTATTGATTTGCATTTTCCAAACGAAAATCAATCATTTGATGCTTTTCAGAAACTTCGTGAAATAGGTGTGAGATGTTTTCATGCTGGTAAAAATGCTCCTTGTGGGGCTTCTGTAATGATGTATTCTTATGGTAATGATAATCTTCAACTTCAAATAAAGTAGTAAAATGGAAGAAAAGAAGTATATAAATATTGATAATATGGCGACACGCCTTTGTCAAATTCTCAAAGATGCACGTGAAAGCATGGTTGATGATAAAAATAAGGATTTTATCATGGAGAACTTTTCGGATGAATATCTGGAAGATTACAGTAATGTAATGGCTTGGCAATTTAATTCTGATATGAAGAAATACTTGCATAATCCAGACCACAGGATTTGTGGTAATTTCAATAACATTGATTATGACTACCCTTATCATATTTATGGAGAGGTTACATACGATACGCCTCTTGTAAATGCTATGATCGCTAGATTAGATGCCGGTGAAGACAGCGAACAAGCTAACGAGGACCGGGACTTTCTTGTTGACTGGTTCTTTGAAACTTTTGGAACATGGGGAATATCCTATAATTTCCAGTCAAATATATCAGAGTTCCTTTATATGGAGTTTAAAAACCAACAATCTTAAATCAATGAAAACAATAACATTGCAACTGTACACTTTTGATGAATTGTCGGATGAGGTACAAAAGGAAATTATTGAGCGTGAACGCTGGAATATAATGGAGCAGTGTATGGAGGGTTACGGTTCGGATTATGTAACGGCTCTAAGAGCTTTCGAGAAATTGACAAACACCCAATCATATAGTTGGAGTGTTAACTATAGCGGATACGATTTTAATTTTAAATGTAGTTATAACCCAATTTTTGAATGTCCAGTTAATTGTGATAATGACATTTACGCAGAGGATTTGTGTGGGAAGTTACTGTTCCGATATATCAATAATAATATTATGCCATACATTACGCATGGCCAATATTATTCAACTTCAGGTGAGTGTATAGACGGGAAACGCACTTATAAGCATAGACGAAGTAGGGTTATTAAATCTTTAGAGGATTGTCCACTAACTGGTATGTGTTACGATTATTACTTGCTTGAACCTATCATTAAATATTATAAAACTTGGTGCAGTTATCCGGACAACTTTTCGCTCACAGACTTAATAGAACAATGCTACGACAGTTTTTTCAAATGCTGGCATGAAGAATATGAGTATTGGGCCAATGATGAAAATGCAATCCGGGAGGAATTACATAACAACCAGTATGAGGACAGGTTGTATTATATGGATGGAAGAGTCTATAGTGGACCGTTAGATGATGTTGCATAATTAAAATTCAAAAATCAATGGAACTCCCAAAACTGTATAGAATTGTCGTTGATGTCCAGTACGGAGACATGCTGGACGAATGTGATAAATTGTACGATGGTAAAGGGTCTGGAACTGTCTTTACCGATGCGAATGGAGAAGCTGTTATTGATTATCTGAAGCAATGGGATAGCGATGAATGGGCTGACGATGATATTCGCAGCGAAGAACCAAGGTGGGTGAATAATGGCACTGATTCCGTACATCAAAAGGATGGATACACCCTTATTTACAACTCAACTATTGGTGGTGTATATATGCTGTATCGTGAAGCAAATGATGCTGAAATAGAATGGTATAACAATAATTGATATGTATGAAAAATGAAATAAAAATAACTTTCGTAAAATCTCCAGAAGAAGGAGAAATATGTGCTGTATTTGTGAATGAATTTTGGGATAGGTCCAAAACTAAATTGACAAGCTATATGCACATCGGACAACACGCCGGCTGCTCTCCTGACATTCTGAAAAATTGGCCTTTAGCTACTGAACAAGAATATCGGTCATTGTTAGAAGAACTTAATACAATAGGATATGAAAACATCAAAATCATTCAATCAAGAATACATTGAGAAAGCGAAAACGCTAATCCATGAAATCCTCGAAGATAAAAAAGAGTATGATGATTGGACTCAAATCTGTTTTTCCATGCAAAATGCAGTACAAGCTGCGGCTAATATATGGGGAATATCATCAGATGAACAGATTAATAAGATGAGAGCCTTTATTACAGAAATGGTTCTCACCGAACTTTCAAATCTCAAACAGTTTGACATAGTGTTTAAAAAGAAGGGGATAAGGTCATTAGACACATTGTATTGCCCCAAATGTGGAAGTAATAATGTTGAAGAAAGAGCATGGGTAAATCCAAACACAGATGAAATCAGCTATAATGATTCAGTTGAGGAAGAAGATTGCTGGTGTAATATTTGTGAAGAGCATGTAGAATTATGCACCCTTTCAGAATTATGGGAAATGTTTGGGGATATTCCGGTAAACAATGATGATGAGATTGAAGAAGACTTCCTCAACTTCCCAGCCGGAACACCAAAGTTCGATGTCTGGCGTTGGTTTGATGAACGGTGTCTCAATAACCTGCACGATGATTTAATGTTTCCTCAAAACGATGCCGTATAAATCAGAAAAGATTCGTATCGCTGGAACCAAATATGATAGACGAATAAAGCTCACTCCAGACCAAAAAGAATATATAAAATGGTTGAGAGAAAAGCAATTAATCAGTTACTCTAAACTTGCTAAAATATTTGGAGTGAGCAAGCGTCTTATTCAATTTATTTGTTGCCCAGACAAATATTTGAAAAATAAAGAGAGTTTAAAACAGCGTAAAGCAGAAGGGCGATACAAACCTACAAAAGCAGAATGGGCAGCAACAATTCGTGAGCACAGGAGATATAAGGAACAACTCAAAAAGAAAGGAGATATAAAATGAAAGATAAGATTCTTACAATGTTCTTCGACATTAATAGATGGACAAAAGCAATTGAGAAAGGCGTTCTGAAGGATATTCGGAAGAGCGAACTTATCAAACTGACAGAAGAACCAACCAGAATTCGTATGGCAGAAGCTATGTTGAATGGTAAATATCAAATAACACCACCACATATTGCACAAATTCCGAAGGATAACGGAGAGTTTCGTACTGTATATGTCAACGAACCTATTGATCGTATAATCCTAAGCATCGCGAATGATTTGCTATTTGATTTAATGCCAGAGATGATTCATCCTGCTTGTAAATCTTATCAGGTCGGTATTGGTTGCGGTAAAGTGGTTCTGGAAGTAAGTCACACAATTGTTGACATGAAAAGTGATGGTTATGTGGGCTGGAAATCTGATTTAAGTAAATATTTCGACACTGTTCCTATCCGGTTTATTGACGCAGCTTTTGATAAGGTGGAAGCTAAGTATGGTCACTCTGTGTTAATTGATGTATTAAGAAAATACTATCATTGCGGATTGTATTTCGATGAGAACAACGAACTGCATGAGAAATATCAATCACTTAAACAAGGATGCGCAGTAGCAAGCTGGTTAGCCAACGTGTTGCTATATAGCCTGGATGACGAACTGTCCCAATTGAATGGGTTTTACGTAAGGTATTCGGATGATATGCTGTTCGTTGGTCCGGACTATGAAAAGGCTATGACCATTTTACAAAAGAGATTGGCCGAAAAATCAATGAATTTGAATCCCAAGAAAGTAGAGTACCTGACTATGGACAAGTGGTTCAAATTTCTAGGTTTCAGCATTAAGGGAAGTATGATTTCTTTCTCTCCCAATCGTCTTAAAACCTTCCAGAAAGAAATAGAATCAAGAACCATCAGAAAACGTGGTATTACGTTGAAGAAGGCTGTGGATTCGGTTAACCGATATTTATATAAAGGCAATGGAGAATATAGTTGGGCGACTCAGACCCTTCCAGTATGTAATGTTCGGGTTGATATTAATGAATTGAATAAATTCGTAATGGATTGCCTTAGAGCCGTTGAAACTGGGAAACATAAAGTTGGTGGTCTTGGCTATGTTAAGGATAAGCCGGATGGTTGTGTTGTTAGAGGCATTGGTCGGAACGTAAAGGCTAATCGAAATAAATCTAAAAGTAAAGAAATTGAAGGTTATTTGACAATAGGTTGTATGCAGAATGCTATTTTGACCAGAAGAGCAGCGTACAATACTTTAGTGGCAATATTGTAACTACAATCTGAACACACAGTAAATAAATCCAAGGAACAAGTGTTTAATATCCAGATTATATATTAGGTACCCCGATTCTATCCTTGAAGGATTACATCCTTCAGTATCTACTCCGGGTACCATATAATCCATCTGGATTATATCAATGAAGATAAAGAAATGTGTCGATTGTTATGAGGGTTTATAAAGCAGCACAGCAGGCAAGTTCAAGAAGAAAATTTCATATTCTAAAGTATGAACTATTGATCGTTCACCGGAGGTTACAAGGCTGTATAGCCTCTCACCTCAGGTTCTCGATCAGGTCATATTTATAATTATCATGAGAGTAAAGTGATGTGCCATTCATTTGAGGACTTGTAAAATAAGCGAAATACATTCGAAGTTATCCAAGGAATACATTTGTTTACTGTTCCGGTGAGCAGCTTCCTGGATCTATGAGTCGATAACTCATCTGCTCCAGGAATATCCAACCGGAATACATCTATTGGGTAAAGTAATGTATCAGTATTATGAGGATAACTATTTAGCACAGATATGTAATTCAAGAAATATCATTTATATAGCTGGTTATATATCAGGAAGGACCGAGTACTAATTGTCCTGGTCCGTTCCTGATCACACCAGCTCTAAATCGAATAAGTATAGAAATGTGCCAATATTTTGAGAATTACAACTTATTACTTAACACAAAGTTTACAGTCTGGGATTTAGTAATTTAACATACTGGACAAGATATGATGTCCGCGTGATGACGGTCATCCTATGTATGACCTAGGATTACGCGGGTATCTTACTTGATACAGTATATATCATAAGCATATAGACATGTGTCACGCTAAATGGGGGCTGTTTTATAAGTAACACAACTTTCATTTATACAAGAACCTTGCGTTTAACAACTATCCGACAATTACGCCGGCATCTACGGTTTTATAAACCTATATTCCGGCGTATTCTGGATGTTAGTATCAGACTTTTAAAGAAATGTGTCAAAGGTTTGAGTATAAAATCAAAAGTAAACATTATGAAAAATATTTATCAAGAATCAATACAGGCTGTAGAGAAGGGAACCAAGTTTAAAGTAGATTTTAAAACACGAAGTTTCAAACTTAATGGCCAATATATTATACAGAATTCGCAGTATGAGGGAGACTTAGGTGTGGAATTATGCGCTTCTCTTGATGAGTTTCTGTCTAATGTAGAGCATTTATATACTCGATATAAACATTCTATTCCATCAACAATGAGTGAATGTAAAAGCCGAAAATACTTTAAGGCTTTGTCTGATAAAGATTTGGAGGATGAAGACATGTTGTTTGGAGTTGGTCGAGATATAGCACAAGTCGAATTGGAATTATACATTCTCTGTCAAATAATATTGGGTATAGGTTGGGATGCTAATAAAATGGGTAAATGGTTTTGGCAAAGCAACAAAGATAGAGATTTAGTAATTCTCAAAAACTGGGTTACAGTAGAGAAATAAATAATCAGACTAAAAATTAAATTATTAATAAGTTATGAAACAGTTAAAATTTGAATGTCCTGAGTGTGGTACCGAGTTTACGCTTACAGCTAATCAAACCAAAGCTAAGGAGCGTATTGAAGCTCTAAAGAAAGCTGGTGTTGATGTTAGTGAGCTTTTTGCAATGCAAAGTGCAGATGGTTTGGAGTTTATAGCCTCAAAAAGAGATGGTGTCATTAGTATCTTGGAAGAAGATGATCCAATCTTCCAGGCCATTATAATTCAAGGCACAATTCCTAATCGGCAATTATTCAGACGTTGGGTAATGGCACAGATGTTCCGCATAATTTATATAACTACCAATACCCACGGTGCTTATAAGCCGATTGGAGTTTCAGAGGTGATTCGTAATATGGGATATGAATATCAGTGGAAGATGCTAAATAACGAGTTGTACGCCCAGCACAAAATGATGCAGAATGGTGATGTCGATAATTTCAGAGATCGAAATCGCTGGTTCAACAAAAGAGTGGTATTAGATATGGCAAAAGACTATATCGAGAAACTCAAAAAGAGATTTGAGAAGTTGAAATTGAGAAAATGTAAAGGGGTACCGTATAAACGTATCAACGGCCAAAACATTTTCGTTGATGATTTTGATAAAAAAGTAATCAAGCCATTGTTGTTTGCAGTACATAAAATACAACATGCCGAAAACACTTATGAACTTTGGCATTCGGTGCAGGAGTTCAATAAAAGGCGTATCAAAATGCATTGGGGTACTCCTCAAAATGCAGCATGGCTAGATGCTTACAAAGGAGCTGGAGCGTTCTTTACAATGCAGAACATGATTCGTTTTCATAATTGCGTTATCATTGATGACAATGGAAAAACATTAAGTAAAAACGCGTCCCTTGCTTTTTTGAATAAGAAGGCAAAGTTGTACGAGAATAGAGAAGGTTGGCGTTTGATTGGTATGTTGAAGAAAACGCTGGATGACAACAACATTGATGTGGTTGCTAAAATGAAGGAATGGCGTAAATAACTTAATCAAGGCAGTTTTCATAAACCAGTTTAGGTACATTTCCTCTGGTTTATGAAAATAAAATTAGAAAGATTGATTATGAGAAACGATATAATATTCAAACGTTCCGTCCAATTTCGGGACCAAAATAAAAACAGTTGGACTGTAGATTTTGAGGTTTATAAAGAAGAATCTACTCGTATAAACCGTGAAACATTGCAAAAATTTAAACAAAGTTTCAGCGTTTCGGTATGTGGGGCTGGTGGTATGAGTGCTGGGCAATGCTACGATCATATAAATCCTCGTACAGAAGGACAAAAGAAACTTTTGGAATTTTGGAACAAATATCATCTAGGTGGTATGTCTGGCGGTACAGTTCGTCAAGATGAATATTTAAACGGTGAGCAATATGTTAACGACTACAATTACTTTGTGGAGTTGTTTAAAACATATAATGAGCATTACCGTGAACAGTTTGATGATATTTCTTTTCAGATTCTTGTTAAGAATTTTAATATTAGTGACGCGGCTATAATACAGGTGAGAAATGTGCTTTATGAGAAAATGAGGAATAATCCCATTCAATATATCCTTGGATTGTCAAACAAATACTTCCATACATCTTCAGACTACAACGTAAAATGTTTCTTTCTTGCTATAAAAGGCTTATATGTAGATAATGGATATAAATATGGTAATGGCTGGTTATACAGTCCGCTTCCAGATAATATTGAAGAGATCATAAATAATATTTGTGACCTTGTTGAAGAAGAAGAAACTGCGTTAACAGAAGAACTGGAAGCAGTTTTTGACATGGGTGAAAAAGGGTTTGTTGCCACAGAAGAAATTATCCAGCAAGTAATGGATTTACGTGAATGTGACGAAGATGAAGCAAAACGCTTCGTAGCTTTGGGAGTACATTTGGGATGTACATTCGGTGATTTGAATGATACATTTGAAGAATGTTCCTATGGTGAACAACTATACTGTGCAAATGGTATTGATTATTATATTGGCACGGAAGATGAACTGACCAATATAGCTAGTGATAGAGTACATAATGATGATGAATACGCGTATTTATGGCGTGAAGCTGTGGCGGCTCAAAGAACTACTGATTCGTTGAGTGATTGGTTGGATTCAATCATAAGTGAGGATGGTTGGTGCTCGGTACTTAATTCTTGGGATGGACGGTATGAAGAATATAAGATTGCTGAGGAATATATTTGTGTTTGTAGGTCATAAATTGTCATGGAATACATGCCTGTTACGGACAAGGTGAAATCAGTGGCAATAAACGATGATTAATATGGGACATAAAAAGACGATTGATTATTGGAGACACCCAACCAAAAGGGAAATCAAGTTCGGTGAGGGAGCTATTCATTGGTTAACAGTGGATATTGAGAAAGTTCAGAAGTCGGACGGAAGTTTGAAGAAATGGTTTATTCATACAGACGGACTAAGGTACAATCGACCATAGTTAAAGTGATGTCTGTAAAGCAAAGGCTGTTCTAACAAAATAGAGCAGCCTTTTGTGTTAAACAATGGTTAAAGTGGACAACTATTCACACCATATAAAACTATAAAATCTATTCACATTAAAACAGTAACAAATATGCCATTGAGAATTGAGAATATCAAGTTGGCAGGAACCAAATTTGATGGTCGCGCTAAGTTGTCACCAGAACAACGCCAGGCTATTCAGATTTTGGCCCGTGAAGGATATAGCCAAAGAAGACTGGCCGCTATGTTCAATGTTAGTAAGCGGCTTATACAATCTATACTATCTCCTCCTGTTCGCAAGCACTCTAAACAATATCCAACAGAATATTGGACAGAGTTAAAACGGAAGTATCGAAAAAAGAAAATTGATTTATACAGAAATGGAAAGATCAAATTTAATAACAAGCTGAAAAATAAATGAAACGCAAGCGTATCAAGTATGTAGCTAACATTGATTTCGACTATCGTTCAATTACTGATGCAAAGCAACATATAAAAATATTCTTGAAATCGCTTCTTTCGCAAATAGGGTTACAATCAGGAATAGACTATATCGTAACAGCTAACCATTTGCGAATTAGACATGTGAAAAATATTACAGGAAAAATAACTACCACACTTAAAGAGATATTCCCAGTATTCAATTTTTATTGGAAGACTCCAAGACTATTGGTGTGGTTCTAAAATCAATATTAATAATAATTTACAAGAATGGAAAAGTATTCTATTTCGGTTTTAGGAGCCGACAAGAAACAGTATGAAATCGCAGATTTCAGAGCAAGAGGTATGAATTATACTAATGCTATTGGCATTATCGTAACAACAGAATTTATGAGCCGTATTTTGGCGTTTGACACCTGGAAAGAACGATGGGGAAACACTGGTAGGGTCTTGACTGAAGAGCAGAATGAATCTGTTGCTATGCAAACTTTCTCTGGACTTGATCTAACCAAACGTATCGTAGAAGCACAAACCGATATTGATGGAATGACTGCCGCCAAACGTTGCTGGAACTATCAAAAAGGTGGTCTCCAGTGGTATTTGCCATGTTTGATGGAGCTAGGAGTTCTTTGCGCATATCGTGATGAGATAAACAAAGCAATGAAAGAAATTGGATGTCCCGATGAATGTTTACTTCCTACAGAAGATTCTGATGAAACTTGGGTTTGGAGTAGCAGTGAGTACAGTCAGGGCAACAGCTGGGGCGTGGGCTTTAGTAATGGCAACTTCTTCAGCAACGTCAAGTGCGGCAGTGGCATGGTGAGAGCGGTTGCAGCATTTCAGCCTTCGCCGAGCCTGTTGACAGGCGAGGCAAAAAGTAACGATTGTCTGCATAGTGACGAAGCTCTTATAAACATGTTACGTGAACGTGGTTATAAAGGCGAATTGACTAAGACCTTGACTATTTAATATTATCGCCACCCATATTTGATATGGTATGGGTGGCAAAATATTCTTTAACAGCATGGAAACATTTGAAAAGATTATAGAACAATACACACAAAGCGAAGTGTGTATGGGAGAATTGTTAGCTAATATTTCGGCAGATGGCATGTCTATTGAAGACGCTTTTGAATTGTATATAAAAGCTATGAATTATGCTGAAAAAGATGAATTTTATCAATTAGCTGACAGAGAAGTGAAATTATTAACAGCTAAAAATGAAGATGATAAACAGCCATTAAAACAACTGTTAGATTCGCTAAGCATATCTTGATATAATTGAATATGAATAAATATTATTTTGTAAATATAGGTGCGGAGGTAATATGGCATCCTGTAAATAGTGACGAGCAGAAAGTTATGCAAATATGTACCTCTGTTTCTTATCCTGTTGAGAATGATACATTAGTTTCTCTAATTTTTTCTGATAAAAGGGGGAGCGTAAAAGTAAAGGCCAGCGAATTAACTCCCAAATTGACTGACTTCAATCAAGGGTACTGGTGTGCACTTCAAGATGCAGTAAGTAATGGTGCCTCTGATACGGTTATTCAGGAAATACTACGCAGTGCCGGATTTACATACTGGGAATGTTACTGGCATATACAAAATTCTGATTTTCAGTCAGAAAAAATATGGTCGATTATTCGTGGAATGTTTTGCCAAAATCCAGATTATATTGATTGGAATGGTGCTGATTATCCAATAAAAACAGTAGTAATCTTAGAAAACACTCCTGATGAAGAAAAGGTGACTGTATCTGTCGAGAGATTAGCGCGACAATTATTAGATGATATGGGTAATTGGAGTACACGAGAAGCAGAATCTGTAGATGAACAGATTTATTTCTATCTGGATGAAGAGACCTTTAATATGCCTGATAAAGATATTGTAGAATACTTGGAAAAACAATGAAATTACTTTATATAGATTTATTTTGTGGTGCCGGTGGAACCAGCACAGGGGTAGAAAAAGCCCGTTTAGAGAATGAACAATGCGCTAAGGTAATAGCGTGTGTAAATCATGATAAAAATGCGATTGCAAGTCATGCTGCTAATCATCCGGACGCTCTTCATTTTACAGAAGATATTCGTACACTAAATTTATCACCTTTAGTTTCCCACCTACAAAAATGCAGAGCTGAATATCCTGAAGCATTGATAGTTTTATGGGCTTCGTTGGAATGTACAAACTTCTCGAAGGCTAAGGGTGGTCAACCACGAGATGCAGATAGTAGAACACTTGCAGAGCACTTGTTTCGGTATATTGAGGCTATTAACCCAGACTATATTCAAATTGAGAATGTAGAAGAGTTTATGTCATGGGGAGATTTGGATGAGTATGGTAAACCCATTAGTCGTGATAAAGGTAAATCTTATTTGAGATGGTTGGATAACGTAAGGTCTTATGGCTACAAATTTGAATATAAAATATTAAATTCAGCAGACTATGGAGCTTACACTTCCAGGAAGAGATTTTTCGGAATATTTGCGAAAGGGAGTTTACCTATTGTTTTTCCGGAGCAAACCCATTCTAAAAAGCCAGACCAAAAATTAAAGAACTGGAAGGCAGTACGAGATGTGTTAGACTTTGATGATGAAGGAAAAAGTATTTTTGGTCGCAAAACACCTTTAGTAGATTCTTCTTTATTAAGAATTTATGCAGGACTTATTAAGTTTGTAGCAGGTGGAAAAGATGCCTTCATGGTTAAGTATAACTCAATGAGTAAAGCTGGAAAGTACAATGCTCCGGGAGTTGAGGATCCATGTCCAGTAATATCTATTCAAAATCGACTTGGTGTTGCTTGCATAAACCGTTTAAATATTCTAACCGGAAAAGCATTTATTTCTGTTCATTATGGAAATGGATTTTGTAAATCTGTAGATGAACCAGCACCAACTGTAACAACAAAAGACCGATTTTCATTAATTTCTTCTGTGTTTATTGACCAACAATACGGAAACAGTAAGCCTTCTTCACTGGATAAACCACTAGGCTGTATTACTGTTAATCCCAAATATAGCCTTGTAAGCTGTAAACCTTGGATTTTAGATACAAATTTTAAGAATGTTGGCACAAGTATAAATCAACCGGCACCAGTAATTACTGCAAACCGTAAATGGCATTACTTGATGAATCCTCAATTTAATTCTGCTGGTGGATCAGTAGATAAACCTTGTTTTACGTTAATCGCTAGAATGGATAAGATGCCACCATATTTGATTGAAGCATCTGGAGAGGGAGAGCTACCTGGCTTTATTAAGATGTTTCCAGAAGGATTGGTATATGAGATATATGACACAGATAGTGATGTAATGAAGAAAATAAAGGAATTCATGGCCATGTATGGAATTTCCGACATAAAAATGAGAATGCTAACGATTCCAGAGTTGAAACGTATTATGGGATTCCCAGAAGATTATATGCTAATAGGAACAAAAGCAGAACAGAAAAAGTATATAGGAAATGCCGTAGAAGTTAATATGGCACGAGTTCTTTGTGAGGCATTATGTAAAATATTAGTAACAACGCAACGTAAGGTTGCATAATTTAACAACAATAATATGGAAAATTTAAAATTTAATGTTGGGGATAATGTGAAAATTGTCTCTAATGATTTGCAACCGGCAATGGTTGGTAAAATTGGTCGAGTAAAGAAAGTGTATCCGTCATTTTCTGAAGATTCAGATAACAATATTCAGCCTTCTTACTTTTATCGCGTTGAAGTTGGTGGAGCTGTTTTAAAGGGAATTGCAGCAAGCAGTGATCTGGAAAAAGTATAAAAAATGATATGAAAAAATACCGAGTGACGATTGACTTGAATGCTTTTGAAATAGTGGTTTCGGCTAACAATAAAGCTGAAGCTAAAAGAAAAGCTATCGAGAGACTTCAAAGAAAGAAGATCACTTCCCTAATTTGTAAATCTTGGCCTGACAATAAGAAAGAGGTGTATGTTGATGAGGAGTAATTTGAAAATCAAAAGGAGATATGAGCAAAGATAATATTACAGAATCAGTAAATACCTGGGATAATTTCTATCAAAGTCGTGTCTGTAACGACAGTTATGTGAATGTGTTTTGTAAAAAATACAACCGTTTTATAGAAGAAATAATTATCAATATACAACAAATATCCTACGACCTGAAAGCTCCCCTTATCTTAAAAGAGGAAGGATGTGGAATAGGTACTGTAAGCCTTGCTATTTCGCAAATAGGAGAGAGGTTGTTTAATTCTTTTGGATTAACCGATAGTTCTGATACAAAGAAAATTTCAAAAGTTGTCTTCTCGGACATCAATATTCCTATGTTAGAGCTATGTTGTAAGAATACACTCTCAATATCTACGGATAATTACTTCGGAAAAGTCCCATTGTTTTATGTTAAAGAGAATATTTGTGAACCTAAGTTTTTTGAATCATCTACAGTAGTGGTAACACATGGGGTCTTGGAACACTTTTCAGATGTAGATATAACAAGAATCATGTCAACATATAATAATGATAAGGTTTTGTTTCAAGCTCATTATGTTCCAACTAGCCAATACACATCTCCTTCTTTTGGAGACGAACGTTTGCTGCCTATAGATTACTGGATCACATTAGTAAAACCGGATTATTATCTTCTTGATAATGATGGTAAAGATTTGTATATGTTTAAAACTAAACCGGCACCGACAAGAAGATAAAAGAGTCTATAAATGATAAATTTTGAGAACATGGCAACTAATGTTAATAATGCGGAAAGATTAAGAAGTTATTTTCTTTCTCACAAACAAAGGGAAAATATTATCAATGTATGTAGAGCACGCCCAAATTGGGACGGTTGTGACTATTGCGACTTATATTCAGGTTCAGGACTTCCATGTTGGAAGCAAGATGATAAACATAATTGTTGCAAATTAGAGGAAGTCAAAACAAAAAACAAGGAGGATAAATGAATGTACTTGAACATTATGTAACCGAGATTATCGGTGAGCCATATTATGATGATTATGGTAGTGGAAATTATCATTGGTGGCTGAAAGTGAAAGCTTTATGTTATGGAAGCGAGTGCGAAACAACTTTAATGTTTGATAGTAAAGAAGAAGCTCTTGCTATCAAAAAGGGTTATACGTTCTTATCTTAATATGAGTGAAATAGAATTTAGGATAGCAGAGATATTGGGACGGTCTGCGATTGAAAATGATATGGAAGTCCCAAAAGATGTTCAACAGTTGGCACAAGCTACAAGATATTTAGCAACGCAACTTAGAATAATTTGCAAAACAGAGATCGGTGATGAAAAAATAGCTGATGTTATATTGAAGCAAGCTATTGATATTTTGAAGTAAAACAAAATAGTAATGAATATGAGAACAATAAAATTCAGAGGTAAAAACTTATATAATAACGAATGGATATTTGGTGACTTGATTCAGTACGAAAGTGGTGAAATGGCTATTTTCAGCAAGAAACTTTCCCAATATGGATACGAAGCTACTGAAATGTTTAATAGAAGTAAGGTCATTCCCGAAACCGTAGGTCAATTCACCGGGCTACTTGACAAAAACGGAAAAGAAATATATGAAGGGGATATTGTTGAATGGTTATTCTTTTCCCATGGCTGTTATGGAGAACAAGAGCACTATTTGAAAGGTTGTATAGAATGGCATCAAGGTGGGTTTATTTTCAATGTTACAGAAAATGATTCTGAAAATGCTGGTTTTTATGCAATTAGTGATTTGAATACAGATACAGAAAGTGATGTTAAAATATTAGGCAACATCTACGATAATCCATATTTAATCAAGGAGGAATAATCATGAAGAAAATAATGTTTAACGATAAATACGGCTTAACCCAAGCTGTGTTGGATGGTCGAAAGACTATGACGAGACGTATTTCGGAAGACCAAATACGCAACAGTATCTTTTGTAAGAGTGGTTATGAAAGCATACATGGGTATGAAATAAAGCCTAAATACAAGGTTGGTGAAGTTGTTGCCATTGCACAAAGTTATATGGATGTTGACCGATTTCATAGAAAGGGGAAAAATGCGGCTTACTTAGAATACTTGGATTCTATATTGCCTGAACTGAAATTATATCCCGGTTGGGGAAATAAGATGTTTGCGAAAGCCGACCTAATGCCACACCATATCGAAATTACCGGAATCAAGGTTGAACGCCTACAGGACATTAGCGATGAAGATTGCTTGAAAGAAGGAATTGTTATGCAAGAGGTAATATCTGATGAATCCCCTTTCCTTTATGCTTATGATGCTTTTTTGAACGGAGATAATAAATACTTTGCTTCTCGCTGGTTTAAGAACCCCAAAGAAGCCTTTGCTGTCCTGATAGATAAAGTATCCGGCAAAGGTACATGGGAAGAAAACCCATTTGTGTGGGTGTATGAATTTAAGCTGTTTGACTAATAACAGAATAGAAATGAAGATAAGAATAGGAAAATCTTTTGATAAAGAAACAAATGAAGTCTTTTATCAGCTACAATTTAAATTGGATGGAGAACGGACCTATAACGCATATTCTTATGATGTTTTTAAAGAGGAATCTGACGCAAAAGAAGCTCTTAAAAAACATCTAAATGGTGAACGTGAATACACTTATTTTGTGAGTGCTGAAAAAGTTAAGAGAATAATCAAAGGGAACCGCGTAGATGTGAAAAAAGTATTAGCATTTCATGTTATGTCAGCTAAGTCAGATTTACCCGGTTCTCGTATTTGGGTGAAAATTAACTAATAAAAAGATAGTAATTAATATGGGAACATTTATTTTTAGACTATGCATTGATAATACACTTTGCTTAGTTACCGCTTTTGATAAAATAGAAGCAGAACACATGTTGGAGAAAAACAAAGGCATCATCTCAAAGGCCGAGTATTATTTTGTTGGGGTAACGAGCGGGGTGATTACTATTAGTAAAGATGGAAATTTAACTTATTAAATATCGTAAATGAGTAAAAAGAGAATTACAGATGACCGTAAACAGCTTTTAATACGGTATAAGATAGATGAAAAAGGATGTGTCTCTTTTATAGACCCCTGCTGCGATGAAATTCCAGTTTGCCTTTTCGGTAAGATAATGGAAGCTATATCAAATGTAGAACAAGAATGGAATTGTAGAATTGCTAATAAAGTCGACTCTCTTCTGCCTAATATTACATTCGAGAAACCAACACTCAGATAAGAATAAATATGAAATTCTGTGATTTACCGATTGATACTCGACAACGATTAAATTGCGAACGATTGAATTTACATAATCGTTCAATCAACAGTGCATACGAGGTGTTATTGTATAATCAACTTGGTACTCGTTATTTTCATGCAAGACGTCATCAAAATTCGTGGTATGATGATAAAGGTAACTATATGCCGTTTGGAGGTGGTTCTGAATGGACGCTGCAATATGGATGTATAGGTTTCTCTCGTAAGAAGCAAGTAATGGGTTACGATTATGTATTATGTCGTGGCAAGACCTATTCTAAGTCTGCAAATGGGACAATTATTCCAGCTGCTGTAAAAACAAAGAAGGAAGTTTTGAGTATAGCAAAAGCGATTGGAATATTGAAAACATTGGTTTAATTAAAGTTGATATACAATATGGGTAAAACAAAAATTAATGAAATAAAGAAGTGTGTACAATGTCCGCATTGTATAATTCTTCCGGACCCAGATCCGTATGATTGGTTTTGTGACGATGACGTAAAACTCTTTTGTGAAAAATTAAAAAGGACAGTAGCTGCTGCACTCCGACCCCACGAAGGTGACAAAGTTGATATTCCCAGCGATTGTCCTCTGGAATAAAATATAATAATAAGAAATATGAACGAAACATTGGAACAACAAATTAAACGTCTGGAATTCTGTCGTGATTGTATTGACCAGTCTTATAAAGCTGGGAGAGATGAATACAATCGCCTTGAACGGATGATTGAAGAATTGAAAGAAAAACAAAAATAAGAAAACACATAGAAGAAAGAAATGATTATGGAAGTAAATAATGGAATAATAATTAATGGAGTTTTGCATGAGTTTGTCATACCGAGCGAATCCCCTTGTTTAGAGTGTTCTTTAAAGAATGAGTGTGGTACTTATTTAGGTGATAGGTTGTATTCAGATCCATGCGATGTTTTTAATTCATGTAGTGGAATATTTGTAATACGTGCCAAAGTAAAGATAGAAACGGAGGATTAACTATGGGATTTACAACACCTGTGTTTATACTCAAAAACACACCGGAGCTTCGAGATAAGTTAGTTCGTTTAGGGTATAAAATAGGATATGAAAGGTATATAAACGATGATTTTTTAGCGACAGACAATGATGAGATGTTTGGAATTGATGTTCCATATCCTCCTGAACAATGTAATGGGTATATTCATTGCGGAACTAATGAGGCTTTGTTCCTTGCCATAGCCGCATTGAGAGACGATACTGACGATTCACAATGGTTTGTATATCCTCCTGAAAATATTTGGTTTATATGCGATGACGATGACATCAATTATGCACGAGAAAATATTAAAGATAGTGTACAGGCGGCATGGTTCCATTGTAGTCATAAGGCAACGGTGAAAGAGCTTATAGAACATTTTAAATCTGTTTAGAGAAATGAGTTATGATTTTTTAGGAGACATAGATCGAATAGGCATGGATACCTACAAGCAAGGTGAAGAAGATGCCAAGAAAAGAGCTATAGAAATTCTGGCTTCTGTTTTAGAGAATTGGGTGCATGGTGGTGATGCAGATTGTATCATTGCCGAATTTGAAGAGGAACTAATGAAAAAATAATAACGATATGGTACAGTTTACAACACAAGTTGCAACAAGCATAGAGCAGTCGCAACAATTAATAGAGTTAGGTGTAAAACCTGAAACAGCAGATTTGGTATATCGCTGTACAAAATCAAAAACTGATTCATTGGAATGGGAACTACAATTGTGTCCGCCATCACTGGAAAACATAGACAACAATGACATTCCAGCATGGAGCTTGGTCCGGTTACTTGAACTGCTTCCTTATGAGATTCCTTGCGACCGACCAAATGTTCTTCACCATCCAGAACTGATTAAGTATGAGGCTGGATATAACTTCTCCGTATGTAGATATACCGTAGATTGTTTTGCCGGTACCCATATCGAGAACAGCCCTTTTGACAGTTGTGTGTCTATGATTAAGTGGCTTATTGCAAAAGGGTATTTTAGCAAAGAATTTTTGCTATGAGAAGAATGCCTTTTACTCTTATGGATGATCCATGTTATCGTCCATTCTGCAAGTTCCCGGAAGAATATTACTGGAGGATGCCTTTATGGAAAGATAGGGACAAGGTTAATTCACGTACATTTTTAGGATGGTGTATGCGAGTAATAGAAAAGGTGTACTTAGCAATGCAAACAGAGCCAACCATTCTACAAACTCCTCCTTCTTTGATAAACCAGTATGTACCTCCGACACCAGAGCATCTTTATTCAATGCAGATAATAATTCCTTCTCGACCTCTTGCCTATGACGTTCAAGAAGAATTGCGTAGTTGTATAGAGTTACGCCAGCTGTACTCACACCAATGGTCAACACGACTATCAGACAAAGAAATACCACGCGGGTACATAGCGGTTCTTGAAAATTATCATGGAGGGAAACTAATATCCCGTATAGGCTTGCGCTGGCTACGAGTACACCCTGCCAAAATTCTGATCTTTTCTGAAAAGCTTTAAAAGACAGTTTACTGTTTTCTTTGTGGTTGTCTTCGTAATATTTATTAGGTGTTTTGTACATGATAAAAATATTTATTTCAAATAATAGTAGCCAACATGATATTCATTATCATAGTTGGCTACAAATTTAATAATAATGTGTATAATCGAATATAATCGTATTTAAATAAATGAACAAAGAAAGGAAAGGTAGATTCAACGATGTTATTAGTTCCCTGGAAGAAGCGAAGGGCGAACTGGAGGACATCTTAAATGAAGAGCAAGACTCTTACGATTCTCTCCCAGATGGCTTACAAATGTCTTCCAGAGGAGAAAAGATGCAGGACTATATCGGCTTGATGGAGGACTGTATAAGCAAGATAGATGAGGTCGTTGGGTTTGTGGAAGAGAAAATTATAAGGAAAAAATGATAAGTATTTGCGTATCTCAAATATAATATCTAAATTTGTCATAACATCAAAATATAAAAATTATGGATCGAAAAGAATTTTGTGTATTAATGGCAAAAGCTAAGCAAGAATCTGGTAGGGGTACTTCTGATATTTCATTTGATATGAAAATGTTATTACCTACATTGAGGCGTTTTGAAAAAGGTGAGCATAATTTCAATTTAAAAAAAGTCATGGAATATTTGCAGGTAATTAATGCACATATTCAGATAGATAAAGACATTATAGCTAATTATGAAAATTTATTGGCATGGTTGGTAGATGTCAGAAAAACACATTCTTTATCTCAACGCGCTTTAGCAAAAGAAATCGAATGCGCTCCTTTAACCATTGCTAATATAGAAAGAGAGGAAACAATTATTAGTATAGATACTTTTTTGAAAATTGTAGATGTTTTAGGGTGTACTATCAATATTGAAAACAATAAAATTGTTTGATGTTATGTTATATGTTATTTGTTTCTTTTATTGGGCTATTATTTGCAGTTTAACGATACATGTTTTGGATTTAAATTCAAGACATGTAAAATTATGGAAAAATATAACAGGAGTAACAATCATATTTGCTGTATCAATGTTATGTATAATTGGGTGTGGGAGTTTCCCGGATATGATGTGGAAGTTTATTAGCATAACAACTATAATTGGTATTTTTATATGGGCGTTAGGACAAATATTTGTGTAGATGTTAGGCAATAAATGGGTTATAAGTTTCTTCAATTTTTGATTTCCAAGAATTGAAGTTAGTGTGCATAATTCTCCAGTAAGTATTTAATGAAAAAAGAAGTTCATTACTTACATTTCCTTGCATAATAAGTTCTCTTTTATTTAAAGAATTTGAAGAAAAAAAGTGATGAATTTCTTGGATGACATTTGGGAGTCTGTTTTTTCTTATTTTGAAAACTATACTGCTACGTGATTCTAAGACGTTTTCATAAACTAAAGTTACCATTTGTCTAGTCTCTTGTATCGTAAAAATAAATGCGTCTTCATCCTTTTCTTGTTGGTTTACATTGGATTTAATTTCTAAACAATAATATATCTGATAGTTAGGTAATTGCTTAGAACATAACCAATCTAAATATTTAGATTTATATGTATGGATATGATTTGTGATTTGTTCTTGGGTCAATTTTTCGATTTTCTGTTTGGGGATTCGAGATATTACTCTGTTGTTGCGGTTTTTGTATTTTGCAGTAAGTTTTTGAATGCAAAATTCTACGTCTTCAATATTTAAAACCTTTATTATTCGTCCATTTTTTGCCTGAACAGAAATTGGAGTTAGTCTGTTAATGAAGTAACTTTGAATATTATTAAAAGCACTTATAGAGTTTTCCATTTTGTATTTAAGGGGGTGAGAGGAATTTTGATGTAATGGATGATAAAGATAAATATATCCATTAGCAAATGTTACATACTTCCATGACAATTCAAACTTTCCATTATTTGATATTTTATTTTCATCTGGTACTATATTGTCTTTAATTTTTAATTGTTCACAATAAATATCTACCTTATGTTTTATTTGATACATTATTTGCGATATTTGTATGGGGGAAATTGATAACTGTCTAATCGTTTTTAATGTAGCGTCATAATAAAAATTAAGATATTTGTATGAGGCAAGTGTGTCCGCTTCATACATCACAAAAGTAATAATTACAGAAGTATGTATAATAAAATCATTAATGGTATTCCCAATAAAATCATATTCAGAAATAAATTTTTTTAATGTGTACGGGTTACATGGTATAACTTTTTTAATTGTATTCTCATATATGTTAAGCCTCAAGCCATAACACATTTCATCGAACAATTCACGTGATTCATTTTCATAGATTTTACATATATGTAAAACTTTGTTTAATTCATTCTCGATTGGATTTTGCATCTTCTTTGATTGAAATAATAAAAAATTATATCCAAATGGCACGACATAGTGAAAATAAAAACGTTTGGCAATATGCCATTCTGATAAACTGTATGTACATTTATCCCCATTCTCATAGTCACAAAATGTAACATCATCACTTTTTATTGTTGAGTTTATCTGTTCTTTTAGCAGCAAATAATGCTTAAAATGATCAAAAGACTTCATTGTATCATTAATTGGTTTGATTACAAAAATACAAAATATTGATATTTAGTTATGATTATAGCTGATTAGTTTTCAAAAATACATCAATATCATAACTATTTTTCTGTTTTTCTTATCTAAGCTAATCCTATTAGAATAAATGCTGCAACAAATTTGTAATTAAAAAATAAATTATTACCTTTACCAGACAAATTGGAAATGATTTTGTACATTGAACAATCCTGTTAATTATGTCAGTCTGTGTAATTAATTCATAATAAAAATAAAATAAGCTATGTATCCACACGATAATATTTTTAGTATTTATTACAATATAGGGAAACGAACTCCATTCTTGGTTAAGCGATGTGAGTTAGGGTTAGCACGTTCATCCAGCGAAGAAAGACGTATTGACCCAAATCAAGATAGAACCTTCTTAGTCGAAACTGTAAAGCCGCGTGGCAAATATGGCAAGGCTTATGGCAAGTGTTTTGTAAATGGTAAGCCTGATGATACATATAGGCAAGAATGTTATCCAAATATCAAAGACGAAGAAATCCCTTGCGCTGGATGTGGAGAATGGGTTTTGATTGATGTTCCCGGTGTATTGCTTGATGAAATATTTCCCATTCATAAGGCGGATGAAATACTTATGTTTGGTAAATATAAGGGGAAAACTTTTGGTGACATTTATAAGATAGATTATCAATATCTTCATTGGCTAGAAAAAACAGATAGGCTTTTCAAAGTTAATTTTGAGGAGCTTAAACAATTATATCCAGATGTCGAAAAACAGGAAGATATATCTATTGCAGACCAAGTAATTGATTTTGGGAAATATAAGGGACAAAAGTTTCGTGACATTAAAGATGATATTTCTTATCTTGAATGGCTTGTCTCAATAGACAAAATATCTATTGAAGATTTTGAGTTGTTGTCCACGATATAATACCATACAGTTTTGGCTATAAACACTTTTAACACCCATATTTATATGAATAAATTTTTATGCTCTCTTGTATTTGTGCTTTCTTTTTCTTCAGTCCATGCACAATCTAATGATTCACAAAAGGAAATACAAACACTTGTCCAGAGAGTCGATTCTCTTGAACATGAATTGTCATACCTTAAATTGACTTATGAATTAAATACACTTAATTCCGACATAACAATGTTTTCAAACGAGGTGTACACCAAATCTATCGCAATTCAATTAGACCTCTATAATCGAAATTTTAATTCCAAATTAGGTGATGCGTATCAACAATATTATGAAACATGCCAACGTAAGAAACAATCAATTTCTGAACTCATTGAAGCTAAGAAAACATTATACTTAATTAAAGTTATAACATATCCTTATTCCGAGAGTGAACTAAAGACGTTAAAGGCAAGTTATAACGTAATTAATGATGCGTATGACTCGTTAGGGAAATCAATGGAGTTACTGGAAATTGTTATTGATACATATAATAAGTTTTTGTAACTATTTAATTTCGGCTTATTCGATAAGTTGTGGAATTCCGAAATTGGTGTTAAAAAAGAATTTTGTCATTCTGGTGTAATAACTAAAAATAACAACCATTCTTTTTCCATCTTTCCTATTCTATAGAAAACTGTAGTTGTCAATATCAGTACTTTGGTATCTGGTATTGTATCTATTTAATATGATATTGTTATAGACTAAAATTTTGTTATATGAAAGCTATTATTGAAGCAAAAAAATATAGGGACACTGATTCTTCGTATATTGTTGTCGAGATACGTTTTTTGTGTGTTCCTATATTTTATTATAAAAAGCAATGGGCTTGTTAGTCGATTTTTACGAAAGCATTTATATTTCCTGTTATTGTAAGATATGCTCCTTGGGTATGACTCCAGTACACTGCGGTTAAATGTTCATTGTCTATTTTATCTATAACAACCATCTTTATAGGATCAATGGCATTGACAATTTTTACGCTGTCTCCAATTTCTATATTCATAATGATAAATATTTATTAATCGTTTCAGCAAAGATACTGCTATTTATTGATAATTGAATACAATTGTAGCCAATTAATTTTCCAAAAATGTACTTGGTTTTCTAAACTAATTCTATCCAGTTTCAACTATTACTTAAAAAAGGCCGGAGATATATTCTCCAGCCATACAGATAAAATTCATCAATTTGTAGAGTCTTTCTGACTCCTTTTGGTTAGTCCTGCAAACCTTGCGATGGCGGCTGAAATAATATCATAAACCAGAATAGCATAATTGATCCATGATATTCCAGGCGCATCGGCGAGGTTTGCTACTAAAAGGGCAACCAACATGACTAATCTTACCATGTTGGTTACAAAATTACATAAATCGTTGATAATCGTATATAATCATTTATAAATATGACAAAAAACAAATTATCTATTGCGCCTCCAGATAAGAAGAAGACTTTGGAGGCGTTTTTTCGTTATTATGAGTTAAGCCGTTTATTGTTCGGTCAAAAGCAAAACGAAATATATGATGTCACGGATATTCCAAAGACAAATAAGTTTTATGAGTTAGCGAAAGAAATAGCTAAACAATTAGAAATTGACTGGGAAAATATGACACATGAAGAAAGTAATCGTGTTATGTTGGCCTTATTGGAAGATTCATTTAATCTTATACGTGATATTGAAGACTCCAAATCTATAATCCTTCAAACTAAAATAGTGATAAAGAAATGAGTGATGCACAGATTTATGACTTGTATGCTCAAAAGATTTCGGATATAACCAATATTCCATATCCTTATATTATTGCATTGAGAGATAATGGTTTGTTGAATCAGAAAGAAGCAAGAGATAAGTTAATCCGACATGATTATTGGAAATTGATGAAAACAAACAAATTCACACATAACCAGATACTTGAAAAACTTTCTGGTATATATGATGTCAATAAACGTAAAATTTTATATGCGATAAAAGTTAAACCCAAGCGCGTATATTATTGTAGGCAATGTGGACTCCAGTTATCGAAAGTCAAATACGTGCGGAACGATGGTATATGCGATAAGTGTATTTCTAAACAAATAAAATTATAAATTATGGACAATCTGTACATTGAAGCGTATAAGTTCTATAAGAATGACTACGCACATGGTTTAGTATTATTTCATATCCAATCTCATTTTGAGGCTTATGAAGATGATGCTATTCAACTGGGGGCAGTACTGAATCTCCCAGTATATCTGCAAGAAGGCGTGAAATTCTGTAGTTTCCCGGATTATGAACTTGAAAACACCTTGTTGTTCCTTGTACAGATTGGTATCTCGGTTAAGACTATAGAATATCGAGATGAAAATGGGGTATTCGCAATACCAAAAGTGAAACAAATTTTGGATGATATTGAAGCTGATTATTGACATTTTCGATATACTAATAGTGATTTTTGTAAATATCTGTAATATAGTCAATTATATTAAGTATTATATTTAGTTTTATATATAGCTAATCTATTGTATAACAGTTGATTAAATATAAAATAATTAATAAATTGATGTCATAATTTAAAACAAAGTCGTACCTTTGCCTCACCATCTTAACAAAATAGTTGGTGAGGCTTTTATATGTAAACAAAAATCATAGGAATATGGATAAGATAAAAACAAAATTGAAATTTATTAAGTCAGACCGTACAGAGTCATGGGTAGGATTTGTTTCTATCAATACTAAAACCGGTTACATTAAGGGCGTTAGAGAAGACGCAAAGGGTCCTAAAAAAGTATGTATTGTAACACATGAGCTAGAGCCAATTATTGAGCCGAATGTGCTTTATGATGTACAAATGGTTCCTATGAAAAATGAAAAGGCTGGATACATCGTTGTAGCAGCGGAACCACATGCTTTTGATGCAAAGATTACTTCTACAGTTGTAAAGAATGCTGTGTATTTAGTGGAAGTAAAGTTCGGAAACAAGACAATCAAATACGATCCGCTGGATGGCGTCAAAGATTCTGTTCGTACTATTGATGGGGTTGTAGAGGAACTGTCAAAACGTAAAGACATTAAAAATCTACTGCTGGTAATTGATGATTTTTGTAAGTCAGCAAACATTGTATTAACCGCATTCCAGAACGATGGTCATTATGTCGCAGCAAAAAAAGTTCTCAAAAAGTAGAAAACCTAAGCTGCCGAGAAAAAGAAAAAAGGCTTGTATAAAAGCACAAGGACGCGCTTCGTATTATAGCACTGTTAATCTTGCTAAAGTAGAAGGAGAGTGGCCTTGTAAATTTTGGGTTAATTCGACAGTAGAAATGAAACCGGTAATGATAAATGGTACTGTGGCTATTATTCCCACACCCGCTCAATATTGGTAGAATATGATAAAAATTCCAGTAGAAGGAATAGCTACAGATGCAGCTCATTCCACGAAAAACAAAATAACAGAGTTTCAGGGGATAGATTTACGGACCGGTAAGCGGATCTTTTATCAGAACCTGGGTAATAAAACGGTGAATATTGGTGAGTTCTTAGGCGTTGTTGAAGCAGCAAAATATATCATAGAAAATGATTATTCTCCCAGAATTATCTATACAGATAGTATAACAGCTATAGCTTGGTTTCAAAACAAAAAAACAGCATCCAAGAAGAAATGCAAAGAACTTCAGAAAGCCGAGATATTTCTTAAAACTCTTGCATGGGATGTTGATACAATTGAAGTCCGACACTGGAACAACAAAGAATGGGGTGAGACCCCTGCTGATTTTGGAAACAAATAAAATCCTCCAGCAAGAGAACTGGAGAATTGAGATATACAAATCATCATTTGTTGGAAGTCTTTCTTCCTCTGAAAGCCCAGATAATGTCAGCGATAGATTTTAACGATGCGGCTACATCGAAATCCACTCTTATTCGTAGGCATTTTCTCATTGTAAAGGCAATCAGCACCCATGCGATTGGCATATTATTCGCAAAGGTAAAAAGAATCTTCCAAAATAGAACAGTTTTTCAAAATTCTGTCAACTAACGGCTGTTAAGATGCTTAGTCATAAATAGCCGTTACATAGCGGGATGGAGCAGTTGGTAGCTCGCTTGGCTCATAACCAAGAGGTCGCCGGTTCGAGTCCGGCTCTCCGCCACTAACTAATTAAATTAATTATAGTATGAAAGAGCAAATCATATCTGAAAGGGCAAATATTATTGCCAATTTGAGACAAATGGTTCAGTCCTTAGTGGAGTTGAACACGAGAGCTAAAACACACGTGTCTTCCAATAAGGCAGACATTAAGAAATTGAGAAAAGACAATAAAGAGTTGGAGAAGATGAAAACCAGAAACTCATTCTTTATTCGGATTTTTTCTTTGTTCTTTAAGTCTTGATAAGATGATGCCGCAATGGTGGAATTGGTAGACACGATGGACTTAAAATCCATTCGTCCGAAAGGACGGTGCAGGTTCGACTCCTGTTTGCGGCACAATGACATAAGTCAATAAGAGTTCTTTGAAATATACCAAACTTAATATGCGATGAAAAAGTATATAGAACAATTCTTTTTTATGATAGCAGTCTTATTCATAGGCAATAGAGTATTCAATCATGTTGACGCTTGGCTGGGAATTGCTATATGTTTTGGGGTTTGCTATCCAGTTATTAACATCATTAAATTAATTATCAAAAAACATGAAAACGAAGATTAAGTTTATGTTGGTTGCTCTTATGGCAACAGTGATTTTTTCATCTTGTGAGCGTGTTGCTCCTAACTATGCCGGCGTTCTTATGGAGAATTACGGTAAAAAAGGTAAAAACGATTTTAAGATCGTGTCCGGAAAGGTTTCTACATGGGAATGGGGAACAGAGCTATTCCAGGTTCCATTATTTGAGCAGCGAGGAGGTTTCCAGAGAGCGGTTACTCTAAAAGCTGCTGACAATACGGAATTTGAGGCTACTCCCTTATACTCATATAGAGTAATAAAAGACAAAGCGATTGATGTTGTTTTCGATAATAAGCATATAGGCAATGGCGATGGCTTTATGAGGTCTTTGGAAGATAATATTTTGGAACCGCGTATTTACGACTTAATTAAAGAAGAAAGCAGGAAGTATAAAACAGACACGCTTATGGCCGATGGTGGTTCTTTAGCTTTTGAGAAGCAGCTAGAGGATATTGTTAGAGCGGAGTTTAAAGAACGAGGGCTAGATTTGAAATCGTTTTCTGCTCAATTAGAGTTTAGTAAGAGAGTCCGGGAAAAGATTGATAATAGAAACGAGGTCAACACTAATATTTCCGTTATTGATCAGAAAATCGAGGAACAGAAAAAGCAAAACGAACTGGAAAGATTAAAAACCGAACAGGCTCTTATCACATCGAAAGGGTTAACTAAAGAAATTCTATACAAACAGTTTATTGACAAATGGGACGGAAAAACGCCGCTGTATGGGGTAACTCCAGAATTTCTGAAGATGACTAATTAAAGCAGGTTAAGATAAAGAGAATGGAGCCACACAGAACGTGAAACTCTCACATATAAACGTTTGATTGGTTTTATTGCAGTTTCACAAATGAAGATAGCAGGTTGGCTCTGCTTTGTGTGGCTTTATTCCATTCATTTTCAATTTAAAGAGTTTCTATCAGTCCAAGAATAGCATTTCTACGGCTTTTATGGTGAGCCGCCCCAACTCAAATGCAATTCCCTTTGTAAAGGACAGAAAGAAAAATTTCTTTTTCATTGCATCCGCAAAGATAAGAAAATTATTTAAGCCTTTGCGGATTTGTTCTTATAGCTTAGTGGTAGAGCAGATGACTGTTAATCATCAGGTCGGTGGTTCAAATCCACCTAAGAACGCATATTTAAAGGTAAAAAGATTGTTATTGGATTAGCTTATTTTTCTTTCCGCAAAGCTGTGAAGTTGTGAAACTTCCAGCTCTCTGGTTCATTAGCCAAGTGGTAAGGCAATGGTCTGCAAAACCATGATCGCAGGTTCGATTCCTGCATGGGCCTCATAAAAAATGGGGAGTTGAAATTACTCCCCAAAGATGACAACCATAGGGCTAATATGGTTGTGAAATCAAAATGACAGCGGCTATTCGCAAAGTTGAATCAAAAGAGATATGACAGCTATAACTGTCTGAAGGACAACACAGATTGCAACTATATTGTCTCTTCGCTCTTGGCTAAAATGATTCTTTACCCGTAGGTTTAGTCATATTGCTTGCAAAGGTAAATATTTTGCTCAAAAAGCTGTCATTTGTAAAGGAAGTATGGGTGAATGAAAGTAACACACTGTTAATGTCCTGCTATAAAGTGGCTGGGTCTTCGATTCTCCCTGCTTCCTCAACAAATTATCCTAATAGAGTTGTGAACAATCAACTTAAAGTGTCCGGAAATGGAAGTAGTAACTAATTATTTTCGATAAAAATAGTAATTATGAAAACTGGAGTAATACTGGCTCGGTTCCAGCCTATACACAATGGACACCTACAGCTGATAAAGAAGGCTTGTGATGAGAATGAGCAAGTTTTAGTTATTATTGGCTCAATAGACAAACTCTCAAAACGGAACCCGATACCTTGGACTATCCGAAAACAACTTGTTGAAAAGGCGATTAAAGACCATTCTCTTCACGAAAAAACGAAGATTGTTGAGCTTGCTGACCTTTCTGATGAATCTGACAACAGTCACGATTGGGGTTTTTATCTTTATTCGTTTATTGTTAGCAAAATCAACCAGTCTGATTTCACCATCTATTACTCTGATGGATTTGAGACCATCACTTCTTGGTTTCCAGGATTTCTTTTAAGGAATAACGTGTCTCTATCTTTACTTGCCAGAAACACTTGTGAAGATGGTGTGTCAGCAACTATGGTGCGTGATATGATACTTGCTGATAGCCTTCCAGAAAATGATGTGGTCCCACAGTGCGTGTATGATATGCGCCAGACAATTAAGGCATTTTTAAACGTTTTCAAATAAAAATATGAAAAAGTACATTGGAACAAAACAGATTGAAGCCGAGCCTATGACATTGGGCGACTTCGTTCAAGAAACGGGTAGAACCCCCTATGGTAAGGACATTGAAAACCATAAAGAAACCGAGCAAGGTTATCGTGTTAAATACGAAGATGGTTACGAAAATTGGTCGCCTGCCAAAGCGTTTGAGAAATCATACAAGTGTGCAGACACCTTTCTTGACCGTTTGCATATTGAAATGAAAGACTTGTATGACAGGTTGGATAAACTTGTTGCTTTCATTGATTCTAGAAAGATGGATGAAGTGGTAACAGACAACTACCAAAAATTCTTGTTACGCTTACAGCAAGTAGTGATGGGTAATTACGTGAAAACACTTGAATGTCGTATTGGATGTCTTGATGGCGCTCCTAATGCTCCGTTTAACCAGATGTCTTTCGGAGTTGCAATCGAAGCGTTGAAATTTGGTCTTGCTATTCGTAGAAAATGTTGGAATGGAAAGGGATTGTGGGTCATCAAGCAAGTCCCGGCACACATCGAAAGCGATATTGTTCCGAAGATGCAGTCACTTCCTCAATCGGCAAAGGACCTTATTCTGAAAGGCAAGGGTTTCATTAACTATACAAGCCAATGCCTTATCTACAACGAGAATATTGGTCGTGCTGATTCATGGATTCCGTCTATCAGTGACGTGTTTGCAGAAGACTGGGAGATTGTTCAATAA